ACCATAGGAACACTATACCTGAACTGAAACCTCAATTGTTATTGAAGCAAATTATTCGTATCTTGCAACTAGCATGACTACACAGGAAATAAATAGCGAAGTACAATGGACCATGAAATTCATGAATCTCATTAGAAACGTACATCCAATAGATGAAGAGCAGGTAAAACAGCAGATAATCAACCTCAACTGCTTACACGGTAACATGCTAGTAATAGAAGACATAGGCGAGTTCTGCATGAACTAACACTATAACCAACCAAGTCTAACTAACTAATAACCACTTATCTATGGCAGCAACAGGTAAAGATAAGCCCCTCACAGACAAGCAAGAAAGATTCTGCCAAGAGTACATCCTAGACCTCAACAAAACACAAGCTGCTATAAGAGCTGGGTACTCTGAATCAACCGCTGGCGCTATAGGGCATGAGAACCTAAAAAAACCCGAAATCCTTGCGCGCGTAGAAGAATTGCAGAGGGAACGAAGCGAAGCTTTGAATGTCGATATGTATTTTGTCCTTTCTAAGTTGGTAGCAATGGCTAACGTGAGCCCACAAGACTACTACAACGATCAAGGCGAGCTAAAGCCATACAATGAACTTACAGAAGCGCAAAAGGAGTGCATATCGGAGATCGAACATAAGAAGACAGAGCACACTAATACAACTAAATACAAAATGTGGGATAGGCACAAGACTTTAGAGATGATTGCCAAGCACATCGGGTTTTACGAAAAGGACAACGAGCAGAAGACCACAAAGCTAGAGATCACAAGGAAGGTAATAGATGGCAACGAAGGAGATTGAGTTAACGTACACACGTAACCAGATCGACATATTTTTTCCTGAGCCACAAGACGAACGTAAATTCAACGTAATTACCAAAGGCCGACGATTTGGAGCAACACACGGCGCGGGCCATGCTTACATAGACAAGCTAGTAGGCGGCGAGGGGCCGTTTCTTTGGGGCGACACCATCCACGGCAACATTGATAGGTACTTCGATAGGTACTTCCTACCAGCATTAAAGAAAAACGAGATAGAATACCACTTTGATAAGAAAAACAAGCAGCTTAAGATTCATGACAGTTACATGGATTTCAGAAGCGCCGACAAGCCTGAGAACTGGGAGGGTTTTGGATACAAAGAGATATTTCTAAACGAGGCGGGTATCATCCTTAACAACGACTACCTCTACACCAACGCTATTCTCCCCATGCTTTTAGACTTTGAGGACAGTAAGTTAATCGCAGCAGGGGTGCCTAAGGGAAAGCTAAACAAGAAAGGCGGCGAGCACAAGTTCTATACTCTATACAAGCAAGCCTTAAACAACCCAAGCAAATACAGGCTACTACAATACAGCAGTTACGACAATCCGTTACTTAAAGCACAGGACATCAAGGAGCTAGAGCAAGAAATATCCTTAATGGACCCTCAAATGGTTGAGCAGGAGATATACGGTAAGTTTGTAGAGGCTACAGCACATAACCCATTTGCATCGCAGTACAGCTCAAGCAAGCACGAGGCACTAGTAACATACAACCCGAGCTACCCAGTACACTTCTCAATTGACTTCAACTACGATCCATTTGGCGCTATAGCCTTCCAAATGTGGACAGACAGCCGAGGCGAGCACCTACATGTGATAAACGAATATTCTATCTCAGGAGGCACGATCCAAAACATGAGCGCCGCAATTAAGCAGGATTACGGCAATGCGTTACACCTAAGCACCTTTACAGGCGATTACGGCGGCACACACAAGCAAATAGGCCACACAGACAATAGAAGCCTATTTGCGCAGCTTAAAGACGAGCTACGGGTGTCTAAAAACCAATTTAAGCTAACGCCTAACCCAACCCACAAAACGAGTAGGTCTGATTGCAATTACTTTCTTTTGCATTTCCCTGATTTTAAGATTAACCCTGACACATGCGCGGGTACGTGTAGAGATATGAGGGTTGTACAGGTTAACGCAAAAGGTGAGATAGTAAAGCGCAACCGTCAAGACGTCAGTCAGTTATCAGATCACCTAGACTGCTTTAGGTACATCGTAAACACCCACTATAAACCTTGGATAAAGCGCCACAAAACATCAATGGGATTCGGAAAATAGCTGAAAAGCAAAATTATTGCTATCTTAGCGGTATGAGACTATTGCCTCAACAACCTGTACCAAAAAGGCTTAAGCACAAAATCAACAGAATCAAATGAGTTGTGATAATTGCCGAAGCACTCTAAGAGTCCCACAGTGCGCGGATAATCTAATAATGGGAACAGTAGCAACAGCTAACCCTGTTTATGTTTACTTTGAAAGCATTGGAACTCAGCGCCTAAACAGGTACGAGGCTACCCCTGTAGCTGGACTGATAACAATTGACACACCAGAACTAGCAGCTCACACTTCCTACAAGATTTGGATTACCGAGCAAAGTTCTGAACAACAGAGCGAAGGCTTGACGATTACACTACCAGAAGACGGGGGCACTACGGATGTTGATTGCTATTTGTTAAGATTTAGCAAACCCCAAGCAGGAAATTACACCACAATAAGAGTAGAATTATAGTGACAGATAAAGAACAACAGATACTAGAGGCTAAATTGCATGTGATACGCCACACACGCATGATGATTCGGATATTATCACAGAGAAAGATAGGTCAGCATCCAGAATTAGCCCGTTACCGCCAAGGAGCGTCTGTATTTGTTCGTTCGAGCAATCATTTCTTATGATTAACAAGTTAAGAAGCATTTTTATAGGTTGGTACAGATACCTATTTACAGACTCAAAAGCCTTAATAAAGGAGCGCACTAATCTATGCAAGAGATGCCCTATATCTCAAAAGAACGGTAAGTACTCAGGCTGGTGCAGAGTTGCTAATGGAGGGTGCGGATGTTATCTTAATGCCAAGAGCGCATTTGAAGAGGAAAGCTGTGATTTTGGTGTATGGGGTCCTAACTTTACAAGTGAAGAAAATTTAAAGCAACTGATAGATAAATAATGCAATACGTAGTCTCAGGAACTAAGTACGACCTATCTTATAAAGAACTAAGGGAGTTGTATCACAAATATCTGTTATACACAGACGAAGAGTTTAGAAAAAACCTACCCGAAATACTGCACACAGCATGTGTGATATGTTACCTTAAAGAATCGGGCAATGAATCCACACTAAGCGACAAAGGAGTAATACACCTACTTGTTCATCAACTACACATACCAGAAGAACCCCTAGAGAGCTTACAAGAGGCGCGTGAATCGTTCAAAAACATTTGTAAACTAGCCTAATGAAAGGATTCGAGAACCTATACCACAAGTTCACCGACAAAAAGGGACGCAAGTACTACACGTTTGCATCTGGAACAATGCCTTTTGTGCGCTACCAGCAACAACGTGAATTTCACAGGTGGCTACAGATAGGCCAAAGTGAGGCAGAGTATTTAGGTTTAATAGATCACGGCGCAGCTTCACTGACGAAAGGCGTTAAAGGCTTAACCACCGTCTCTAAGGTAATGAACGAGCTAAAGTTTAGGGTAAACACCATTAGACCACAATTAGTGTATCAAATGATGGCCGTTTCGATAGTTAGGGAGGATGAAAACCCGTTAGGCTTCCACAAAGAGATACAAGACGAAAAGGTCGAGATGATCGAAAAGGACATGACGGAAGACATGCAGTTTTTTTTTGCCTTGAAACCTTTAATGCCATTGTTAAGCAAACCACCACATACGAAGCAAAAATTTCAAAACATCTTGAGAAACTTGGATCAGGTGGAGATAAGCAGGCAGCGGATAGATTTAATGTTAGGGCGTCGCGTCTCGCCAACATAGACGCGGATACTAGCCTAAACATGGCTATAGTACAAGAAGACCTAGATCAGTACGAGCGATTGATACAGATGCCTATTAGAGAATACACCCTTAGAGTTAAGTCATTTGTTTCAAAGTGCGTAAGAGACAAGGAGCGTGAGGCCCGTATGAAAGCTAAACTGAGAAGCAGAAGATGAAAACCAAGCTACTTAAATACCTTTTATCGATACTATCGCGCCACTCGTCGAGAGACTTGGCACTTAGGTTTATCAGTAACGACAATACTAAATACTACGGATTCAAAGACAAACCACCTCCAATTCGACACGCACGCATTCAAAGAAATTATCAGCTATTAGTAAGCGGCTTGAGCCACGAGGACTACAGCGCGACACTTGATAAGATTGTTGATAACTTAAAGTACGGCATTGAGTTAGCGAACAAAAAGAAGAAAAATATACAGCTTCAAGTTGTCTTTGCTTTGCTGTTTGAACTTCAAGAGCGTGCAAGTGAACCAAACATTAACGTTATACTAGACATGTTGGCTACGACCTTGGTGTTAGAAGATGAAGACCCGTCCAAGATCGACAAGGCAACACACGCCAAAAAAGTAGACCACCTTCTAGAGATACTAAATAGCAATCCAGAACAGTTAATTAGACTGCCAGAGTACCGTATATTTTACGACTCAGGCATATCGGGAGAATTACTTGCTGAGGTACAGAAACGCAGCAAATTGACTAACACACAAATAAATGCTATCTTAGCGCATAACTAAATTATTATTATAGAGCGCATCATAGGGCGAGTTCAGCCACCGAAGCAACAGGCTAAACCCTAACGATGAGCGAATTAGTTTTACAGATATGCGGAGATGCTGAATGTTTAAGGCAAGACCTAAACAAAGCAGGTCAAAGCGCAGAGAAATTTGCAGACAACACCGAGAAAAAGGTAACAGGCAGACTAAACGGCGCGTTTAACAAGTTGGGGAGTACAATCAAGAACAACTTACTTCCTGTATTTGCTATTGGCGGGTTGATCGCTGGAGTAAGTAGAGCGGTAAAAGAGGCTGTCGAGATCATTAATAAGTTTGACACCGCTGTAGCTGAATTGAGCGCTATTACAGGAGCCACAGGTGAAGACTTAGACTTCTTCAGGCAAAAAGCTATTGGCTTAGGCCCGCAATTTGCAAAGTCTGCCACCGAAATTGTTGATGCATTTAAGCTCGTTGGTTCTGCGCAACCACTACTTCTTGATGATGCAGACGCTCTTGCCAAGGTAACGGAGCAGGCATTATTGCTATCTCAAGCGTCAGGTGATGACCTTGAAAAGTCCGTTGGATCACTTACCACAATTCTAGCACAGTTTAACGAGCCAGCCGAGAGAGCAGGAGAAATTGTTAATGCACTTGCTGCGGGGTCTAAAGCAGGAGCCGCCCCAGTAGATCAATTAGCGGAAACACTCAATAGGTCTGGTATTATCCTTGGCCAGAGTAATGCTAGCACGGAAGAGGCTATTGCATTAGCTGAGACGCTTGCGGATAAGCAATTAACTGGAGCTGAAGCGGGAACTGCCCTAAACGCTGTCTTCAATAGATTGAACGCAGCAGAAGCGCTACCAAAGGACACTATACAAAGGCTTGAAGCAGCTGGGGTAAACCTCGACATATTAGGGGATACAACCTTACCAGTAGCAACTAGGCTTAGGGAGCTTAGTAAGATTGCCAACGATGGCACAACACAGTTTAAGTTATTCGGTGAGGGCGGTCAAAAGGCGGGAGCAATCCTACTTCAAAACGTAGATAGATTTGAGAAATTAACAGAGGCAGTAACAGGAACCAATACCGCAGTTGAGCAGGCCGCAATAGCAAGCCAAACACTAGAATTTCAAACAGCTAAGACAGACGCCGCTTATGAGTCTTTAGTCTTGTCATTAGACAACGGTACAGGTCCGCTAACTGAAACCTTGGTAGGATATGAAAAGCTAAAACAGTCTCTATTTGAATTTCTAACTACCGCAAACGATGCAACAGCCAGCAATCAACAGCTTTTAGAATCACTAAATAGTTTCACGGCAACATTCGAACGCTTTTCAGGGGGATCAGGAGTGTTAAGCGAAGCAGAAAAGCAATTAGCAGGGATTAACGCGACTCTGGATAAGTACGTAGAGAAAACGGCAGAGTCTGTATTTGCGACCGAGGACCTAGCTATAGCTTCAGGCGCTAGCGCAGAAGAAATAAAAGCCGCATCCGAGCAAACCACGGCAAACATTGAAATAGAGCGCCAAAAATACAAGGAACTTCTAAACCAAGTACTCACAACAAGCGGCGCAGAGAGAACACGTGCAGAAAACTCTTTAGAATTACAGCAAAAAGTAGTTGATGCTATTCAAGCAGAGGTGGATGCAAGGGAGCAAGCTAGACAAGACGCAATATCCAATCTTCAAACAGGAGCTTTTGCGGGATTAACCACGGTAATACCACCAGAAGAGGAGGTTGCAGACACTTCAAAATCTGACAAACAAAGAGAAAAGCAAGCTAATGAACGGAGAAAACTTGAAGAGAAGCTAGCAAGTTTACGAGCGAACGCACTAGAGGACGAGAGAGAGCGTGAATTAGCGTTACTTGAATTGAGCTTCCAGAAGGAATTAGAAACCGTTGAAAAGAGCGAAGAGGGCAAAAAATTAGTACGCGAGAAGTTTGCACAGGATCAGCTAGACATTAATCGCAAGTTTGACGAGTTAGGCGTAGAACAAAACGCATCTGCGGCAGAATTTGAAGCTGAACAACGTATCAGAGCAGCCGAGGAGCTTACAGTTGAGTTAAACAGAATCGAGTTAGACAGGCTAGAACAGAGAAGACAGGTATTACTAAATGCTGGTCTTGCTACACAAGATGTAGATGCTCAAATATTAGAGCAACGTAAAACTTTAGCGGAATCAGAACTAGAGTTAGAAATTAGCAAGATCAATAAAAAGGCCGAGCTAGAGACGCTATCAGCTACAAACACCTTAACGAACGCAGAAGAGTTAGCAGATGCAGAGCTACAGATAGAAATCGAGAAGCTGGAAGCCATTATAGCTGCACGCAAGGCCGCTGGCGAGAGTACAGTACAGGCAGAGCAAGAACTAGCTAACATAAGACTAGGCATAAGACAACAAGAGGTAGCGCGTGAACAAGAGATTACCCAAGCACGTAAGGACGCAGCGTTAGAGCTTGCAGGAACTTTACGTGATATTGCTATAGCTTCTCTACAAGCACAAACAGAAGCGCAAATAAACTCGATTGAAGAGGAAAAGGACGCCGAACTAAAAGCTATCGACGAGAAACTAGAAGCGGAAAACCTTAGCGAAGCTCAAAGAGAGCAGCTCATACAGCAAAGAGAGCGCATTGAACGCGAGGCAGACGAGAAAACTAAAAAACTACAACGCGAACAAGCAGAACGCGAGAGAGCAATTGCAACGTTTGAGGCCCTTATTAATGGTGCTGTAGCATTTACCAAAGCGTTAACGGTCGATCCTACTGGTATTTTAGCGGGAATTACAGCGGCGCAGACACTTGCACAGATAGCACTTATTAACTCACAACCACTGCCTGAGTTTGCCAAGGGTACTAATTATTCTCCTGAAGGTATGGCGCTTGTTGGTGAAGAAGGACCAGAGATTGTATATTTGCCTAGAGGTTCACAGGTAAAAACAGCCTCAGAAACACGTCGTATTATGAGACAAGGTGTATCAGGCTCTCGAATCACTAACATGATGGACGAGCACCGACAAAGAGAACTATATCTTAAATACGAAACAACCAACAACGTACAAAAAGGATCAGGCTTTACGGATAGCAACCTACTGAGAAGCGAGAGACAAACACAGCAAGCAATATACCAGATAGGTGATAGAATCGTAGATCAATTGAAAAAATCTAACTACAAAGGAAGGGGTAACGTGTGAGAGCAGAGTTGTATTTAGACGGCATGCTGATGCAGGGTTATCTTAACTGGCGTGACCTAAGCAAGCAAATCAAGCGTAATGATACTCTAAAGGTGTTTACCGTTCAACAGGTAGGGCCATTGGAGTTAGGCGACGAGGCTGCTAAATATATGCGTGACCAACGCACCGCTTTAGGAGCTTGCGGCAAGGTAGATGTTGAAATTATCCTACGAAAGGACGACACCGAGGCTTATAGTGCAGTTAAAGGAGAGGTTGAGTTGTTTACTATTGACTCATTTGTAGAGGACAACTCATCGCAAAAGCAGTTAACAGTAGAGCTTAAAGATGAAGGTTTCGGCGCTAAAATTGTAGACCAACAGAATAAAGAGTTTTTTATTGGTGAAGGTATCGATATAAACGGCGGCACATTCACGCCTAGCACTCCAATTGAGTTGCAGACGTTTGACCCTAGTGATAACAGTAATTTAGCTGGAAAAGTAAAAGCATACGACCTAAAAGATTGTTTTACGGATTTGGTTAAAGCGTTATCAGAGGACACAATTAACTTTGAATCCACATGGTATGATAATCTACCAGACGATGAGCGTTATTGCGTCACAACGGGCCTAAATATGCGTCAGCAGTCATGGCAAGACCCTTACATATCACTACAAGACCTATTTGAGAACATTTCTAAGAAGTACAATCTATGGTTTTTCGCCATTACGATAGACAACGTATCTACATTGAGGCTTGAGGAAGAGTCATTTATTACCCAGTCAGCTACGGTTCGCCTTGATGACGTGCGTGCTATCCAAAGAACAACAGACATACAACGCTTTTATTCTAACGTAAAGGTAGGCTCAAGCGATGCAGATAAGGATCAGGTCGGCGTACAAGAGCTTACGCCAGTTTACGACGTAATGAGCGACTTTCCGTACATTCCACTTATCACACACGTAGAAGAAACATGGAATGTTGAGGGGGAGTGCACAGGCGGCACGTCATTGGAACTATTTACGGACTGGATTATTGACCATAACCTGATAGCTAAGGCCATTATTGACGGTGACGAGGATAAGGATGAGGATATATTTATAGTTCAGTACGATCAAAACACGCTTAAGGCTTCATCTGAGCGCCTTACAGACCCTGTAACGGGAGGTCCGTACATCTATAACCCTGAGCTTATAAACATTCGTGTAATCGACAGATATAGGTTGCAAGGCAACATTACTAACAATTTTGTACAGACTACCGACAAGTTTTTGGTTGGCACAACGAATACTTTTGGGCCTTTTGCGGTCAGTACAGCGTGGAACCCAACAGAGTTGGACGTTGATTCACCACTGCCATTCTTCAATGATAACTCACGCTGGGATACGGTAGGCTATGACTTCACGGTACAGGAAACGGGAGTTTATAGATTTCATGGTGAATATTTTGTAGATGTAACAACAAATCCAGGTGCTCCAGAGACCATTACTTTGACAGCAATTGTCCAGCAAATCACCCCAGCAGGCGAAATAGTTTCCAATACTTTATTAGCTATTGGGCAGCAAGTGGCCGCTAATTTAGTTTTTAGTTTGGATTGGCAAGATCAACCAGCATACCTAAAAAAAGGTAACACAGCACAACTACGACTCGTAACAACATTGACGGGCGCTCCGTGGTCAGCTACTTACATTACATCTTCAGGCGGTTCTGATACATTCTTTGAGCTTCGTAATACGGTAACAGCAGGAGAGGCCACAACAGACCAAGAGGCTTCAGAATACTTTGCTATTAATTACCAGTTTGAGCACGCTATAGACGAGACATTATGGCGAGATATGGAAGAAAACCCCGCTAGACAGATACAGGTATTTAACGATGTTGAGTTTGGGCACGCTAAAGTGCTCGGAGCATGGCCGCAAGAAATAACAAGGAACCTAATAACAGGAGAAACAACATGGCAACTAATATCAAACGAAACAGAAACACCGTTCTCTTAGTGTTGGTGATGGCATTATTTGCCGCATGTGACAAGGATACTCCTAGATATGTTCATGCGACCGTAACAACAGACGTAAAATTGGATCAACTGACAATATTTAACGACCAACACACAGCATTTAGTGACGAGCTACGCGGCTCTAAGTCTATTGTGTTGTTTGAAAATGCCCAATACCACATACAAAGCGAATCAACGTTAAAGGATTCAACGCAACATATTGAAATACTGCTGAACTTCAACGGGTTATTCCGCAGACAGATTTATAGCACGCACATTGAAGACAATAAATTGGTACTAAACACTACTATATCAACTAGCAAATACTAAAATTTCACTATCTTTATAGTGTTGTGTAACAAAATGTTAGCACTCATAACTTAAAGCAATGATTTACCTAAGAAACCAAGCGTACCCTTTTGACATAGCTGCGGATGAGTGTGATTGTTGCGATGAGAATGACATCGATCAGTTAGTTAATCAGAGCGACGTAACGCAGTTCCAGAACCTTATCGACGTTTCGGGATTTGCTCCACAGGTGGTTGATGATCCATCGTTCAGTCTTACGGTTGGTGGTGGCAGTCCTTGGACTATTGTAAGTCCCACATGGACGGTAGGCGGTGGGCAACTATGTAAGGTGCTCAACGGCGCGGCCAGTGCTTCAACATCATTTCAAAACGGCGTTTTCGTAATAGGCAACTACTATCAGGTTAATGTCTCGGTAGATTCTTTGAGTGGTGGAGTTTTTGACCTTACGTTAGGAGGTAATGCATTTGAGATTAGCGCTATAGGTGATTACACATTCTATATCCAAGCCTCAGCGGACGGCGTTCGGGTGTTTGGTGACGACGATGTGTTAGGGTGCTTAAGTCGCGTAGATGCGTACGAGGTTTTTCCTCAGCACACAAAGATACTTATAAAGGATTCCACAGGAACGGTAATAGAGCAGTTGAATATCACAGACAATCCCGACGCATTTGAAATCATTGACAATAGTATCACTAACTATATTGATTGGACTCAACTAGGAATCGACGAGGGGTGTTATACGATTTGCATAGCAGACCCTAACATAAATTCAGGTGGTCAGAACTTCCTGTATAATAACAGCTTTGATATAGACGGCTTTTCGGGTGATGAAAATACTACTGGTTGGCTCTTGACTAACGGTACTGTAGGAACATGGCAAATTACGGGAGGTGGATTAGAATATAATTCTAGCGGCGCTGGCGACATTGGTCTAGCTGAACATATATTTACAGAGTATGAAGTTGGTACATTGTATGACGTTGAGGTAGTTGTTTCGGCTGTCACAGACACTCAGTTAAGCGTTAAGATTGGAACCGTAGCAGGTCCGTCAATTAACGCAGTAGGCACATATAACTTCCAAATCACACCAGACGACACAGATTTAAACCTAACAACACTCACAGCAGGCGCAGGAGCTACGGATATAACGATTGACTCGATTACAGTAACTAAAGCCAATACAGAGGACTACGTATGCAACGAGGAGGGACCGAGAATAAATCTAGGCAATCACCATTGCACGCACCTTGTCAACGCTTGCCATAATGGACCAGCGGCGGGCTTTAACTTTGATGGCGGGTTTTCGCCTACTATACGGCTAAAGTCTAAGATTGGTCGCGCGACATATTCAGGAACACGAGTAGCTAATAAACTTAGCAACGGCTCTTACTTAAACGTGTACTATGACCGCGATAAGATCAAGGAGTTTCAAATTGATTTCCAGCCTGAGTATGTGTACGACTTCTTGTCATTGATGTTAGGGTTTAAGTACTGGGCAATCGACGGCGTTAGACGCCACTTACAAGACGACGAATTAACACCAACCTATACAGACGGGCTAAACTGCAACGCCACGCACGTCATGAACATTATTACTCACCCGCAGCAGAATGATCCAGCTATTACATTTAGAGACTGCACAGGTCTCGCCACCTCATGTACAAACTCAAACTTCTTAGTACAGGAGGAGGACAACAGTTTATTTATAACACAAACCGATGGTGGTAAGATCATCATAAACCCTTAATTATGCCAGATAAATCACTATCACAATTAGATATCCTGCCGTCAGCACCAGAATCGGGGGATATTATTCATATTGTTAGAGCAGGTAAAGACTACCAAGGCGATGCACTTGATTTAGTTACCTACTCTAAGATTACAACACAGATCAGCTCGGCTCAATTCCTAGCGGCAGGGACTACACCTATTGAGATTCTACCAGCTCAAGGAGCCAACACGTTTATCAATCCTGTTTTTGCAGTTCTTCGAAACATTGGAGGCGGCGGCGCTTATGTTATCGCTGATTTAGCTGGGATTTGGCACTCAACAGGAACTAAGGCGCTCCATGAATTTGATTTAGCTATCGCGCAAAGCATTACAGAGTACGTAGAGCAATCGGACAGAAAACCACAGCAGAAATTTGTAGAGAACGACTCTTTAGTTTTCAAGGTTAATGGCGCTAATCCCACAGTAGGAACCAACGAATTTGAGTTAATTACATGGTACACTATACTAGACTTCAGTTAAACCATTACTTTAAGTGGTTTGCGTAAGTATTTAGTAATTAGTATATTTGTTACACACGTCTTTTAGGTGGCCTAGATTGGGAGGCCATATAGTGACCCAAGATTTTTGAATTTAATAATTTACAATCATGGGATGCGAATCATGCTATACGTGTGACGACCTCGAAGAGCAGGTGTTGAATATCGACTGTGACCCTCTCACTGGGGTAGTTCCTGAAGTCATGCTATTCAAATGTGGTGCAACACCAACAGACCCTTCAGACGATACGGAGATTAATGCTCTACTTGCTGCTGGCGACGCGGTATTGTACAAAAGCCTTAAGGTACTTGTGAATGCTCCTAGTGAGATTTCACAGGCTTCTTTGGTTGCAGGCGAAACTGACGCTGTATCTAACTATGATCGTACTATATCTTGGATTGATGGAAACGTTAATGCGTTGAACATCGATGCGTACAATGCAATGAATAGCTCTAACGGAAAAGTGTTCGGTGGAGCATTGTTGTACTACTGCGAATCGGATCAAGTAAAGTTCATTCAAGGTAACTCACGCCTTATTGGCGGGTTTAACGACGTAGAAAACGAGCAGTCAAAATGGGAGGGCGAATTGCGTTGGAGATCAAAAACTGATCCGACCTTACACGCAGCACCTGCTGGAATTTTCGGTCAATAATGAGCAAAGGAATTGTACTTTTCGCCTTTGGCGACAGGGCCTATTACAATATGGCCTACAATATGGCTTTAAGCATCAAGGCTACCTCTAAATTAAAGGTAGCTTTGGTGCATGACCTTCATAACTTCAAATTAAAGCCAATGCCAGCCGAGAATTGGGACGTTTTCGATAAGCTGGTACCTCTACAAAAAAAACACACAGATGCTGGACAGATTAAGTGCAACATGTACAAATACATGCCTTATGAGGAGAACTTGTACTTAGATGTTGATGGATGTGCATTAAAGTCCCTCGATCCGCTTATGGATGAGTTAACAGCCAAAGAAGGCTGGTTCTATACTCAAGTCAACGGTAAAGGCGGTAAATCAGACGACATACCTTACTCTATTTGGGCTACCAATGATGATATTTGGGAGTTCTTTGACTTAGAAGAGGATGCGGTATTGCCTGCAATTCAAAGCTCATACGTATTTGTTAGAAAATGCGATGAGGCCAAAGCGTTCTTCGATAAAGTAGCTAAAAACTACGATAAGAAGTTTGACAAGCGTAAACTAACAATGAGATGGGGAGGCAGTATACCAGATGAGTTGATTTACTCAGGCACTATGGCGCAGCTAGGCATGAACACCGATGCTCATGGTGGAAGACACATCTATTTTGGATGGAAGAACAAAGAGACTATCTCCGAGGTATTCGAGGGATGGTATATTTTAGCTATCTACGGAGGGCGGCGCCTTGTTAAGGTTCGCTATAAAGAGTTGTACGACCGTCATATGCGAAACATTTGCAAGCAAATGAACACGCGACACATGTATAAGGTTGCCCCATTACTAAAGAGCAAGCATGCGAACAAGTAAAGTCATTGGCGGTATAGCTTCGCATCCAGCGAGAGAGGAGTTTCTAAAGGTTACCATTGAATCTATTATCGACCAGTTCGACGAGATTTACGTATACCTCAACAACTACAAGAAGGTTCCCGAGTTTCTAAAACACGAGAAAATCACGCCTATCTTATCCTCGGAAGCTGATGGAGATTTACGTGCCTTAGGCAAGTTCTATAAAGCTAAGGACGTTGATGGCTATTACTTTTCAATGGACGACGATATAAAGTATCCAAAGGACTATGTATCATACTTGACCAACGAGATCGACCTACACTATCGTAAGGCTGTTGTAGGCGTTCACGCTACAATCTACCGTAGACACCCTATTAAATCGTACTACCGCGACAAGTCGCGCCAAATATTTTACTGCTACGAGCGATGGAATAAGACTCAATCAGTACACATGCTAGGAACGGGAACTATGGCGTTCCACACCAACACATTGAAGTTCGATTGGGAGTTGTTCAAGGATCAAAAGAACATGCTAGACCCACAGATGGCTAGACACTTGCACTATTTGTCATTGCCGCAAATTACTTTAAGACGTAACAGAGCGTGGATTATAGAGCAAAAAGGAAGTCAGGATTTAGCTATCTGGAAAAGCGTAGCTAAGGACGACTCGGTACAGACCGATATTATCAATTCTATTCCTAAGCTACAGCACTTCCCAGCACAACGTGCGGACAGAAACAAGCTAGGCGATGCATCTATCGAGTGGAATTTATTACGATGGTTAGTTGGAAACGTTAAGAGAGGGAAGGTAGTTGAACTGGGTGCTGGTAATGCGTCTCGTGAGATTGCTAAAAATTATGACCTAACATCTATTGAGCATAACCCTAAGTGGTTAAGATCACACAAAAACACCATACTAGCCCCTATTGTAGATGACTGGTACGACGTAGACAAGATGCAGGACATTAAGAATGCAGATGTTTATTTGATTGACGGCCCTCCTGCTCGGATTTGCGACCGAGGCAAACTTATAGAGAACCTAGACCTATTTAACAAGGATGCTATATTTGTACTTGACGACGTTAACCGAGACGCTGAAATGTCATTGGCTAAGAAATTATCTAAGGCATTGGGTCGTAAGATGACGGTACACGAAGGGCAACAGAAAAATTTTGCAACGATATGAAGATTATTAAGATGCGCTGTGGCGGCAAAAAGTCAGGCTGTCAAAGCACAATTATTCTACCTTATTTGAAAGCTGCGTAATGGCACTCGAAGGACAGGAAATAGAAGCGTTACTCAATCATACAATCACAGTACGTGAGGCGCGTGAAAATGAGCTAAAAAAGGATAAGAACGCTTATATCAAAGAATATAAAGCTGAGTACTATCCAAATTACAACTACATGGTTAGGCTGTATGACGCTGTGCGCATGCACTTTGATAACCGAGTAGTGCCTATGCAACTGTTCGAGAACCGCTCACCAAACCAAACCGATAAGGAAGCGAAATGGTTAAAGGCTAATTACAAGTTAATTACAGGTCCAGTAGCGATGGACTACGTTAATACTGTAGGACGTTGTTTCATACAGGGTAATTTCAATATCTCTTACAAGGCCGAGGATGACGATTTTGTAAACACTGAGACAACATACGAGCAATATGTAACTAAGGAGTACGGCCAATATGGGTCTCTGATGAACTATGCTCGTAATTTCTTGCCCACAATCAAGGCTCAGGATGCTAACGGCGTTATTGCTGTCCGCCCTAAAGACATTCCATTAGTAGAGAACGAGGATGGTGAATTGGTTGTTTCAGGTGTTGATTTGCCTGAACCACTCCCTTACTACTACGACATTAACCGAGTGGTAGGGTATAAAGACGGCGTTTACGCAATGATCGAGACGCCTGAGAAGTCAATTGTGATAATTGACAAAAAGCCAGTCAAGGACGGTTATATCTATGAGCTATATGACGATCAGTGGATTTACCGTATTATCCAAGTAGGCAAGAAAGAAGACAACGAATATAACGTAATACCGTGGTTTGAGCACGAGGCTGGGGAGGTTCCAGTTATTAAACTCATGGGCGTTGCAGGTATTGACGATAATCAGATTATTTACCAGTCCCCATTCATGCTAGGCACAGCGCTGCTAGAGGAAGCTATTTTAGATAACGGCTACTTGCAGATGATTAAGGCTAAGGTGGTGTTTCCTCATAAGATCACTTTGGCTAGCCAGTGTGAATACGAAGAAATTACTGAGGCTTACAACGCTAAATGCTCAGGAGGATATTTAAAAGGCCATACAGTAGAAGGGGATGAATATAATAAGATTTGCCCAAAATGTAACGGGCAGGGTATGATTAGCCGTATGGCTCCATTTGGCGAGATGTTAATTGCGCCGCCAGATCAGTTCAACCCTGCTGGTGATAAAGACATTACAGAGCCTATTAAGTTTGTTGCTCCACCGCTCGACGCACCTAAGATGCTTAGAGAAGAGGTTGAAAACAATATCAACAAGGCTAGAGGGCTTCTACACCTCAATACTACTATGGGCGAAGCTAAGGGCCGTGAAGACGCCACAGCTGCAGCTAAAGCGCTTGATTTAAAGAATTTGATTTCGTTTGTAGCACCTCCATCGGGTCAGACTTGGCAGATTGTACGGTTTTTGTTCAAAATGACTGGCATTATGCGATATAAAAACCGCTTTAATATGCCTGACATCATCGAGCCTAAAGACTTTGATTTCAAAACGCAGTCGGATTACTTGGCAGACATCAAAGAGGCTTCAGAATCTGGTAATGTGCCGTACCCAGTTATTGCTGAGTTGCTTAGAATGTACATTAAGAGCGCGTTCCACGGTGAAAACTCAAGCATTAAGGTGCTCAACTTGCTCACTGACGCTGATAAACTACTTACGGCAAGCCAAGAAGACATTGATATGGGCGCTAGTAGAGGTGAGATTGAGCCTTGGCAGATCATCTTGCACCGTTCGGGGCTATCGTTTGTGTCAGAACTGGTACGAGACAACCCTGATTTCCTAGAATTGCCACTATCAGACCAAGTAGAGCAGCTTGAAGCGGTAGCAAGAGAAGCGGCCGAGTCGGCAAGAAACGCACAAGCACCTATAGCACCTCCAATTGACGTATAATAATGTCAGCGATTACTGAAA